CAAATATCTATTTTTTGCTACCTTAACCCACCATCTAAAGCTAGTGGGATTGCGGTAGCATTATTTCAAATCTGCTCTTGTTAATGACCTCGAACCAATTTTATATGATTGACCTGCAGTTAGTACTGTAGTAATCGCAGTTTCTACTTCAGAAAGCATCATTTCTGTTGTTTGTGCCATCAACTCAACCACCTTTCATTTTGATTTATCCAAGTTTCTTCCGTATAAGTTTGAGATTGCTCTCTATTACTATCGTGTTTCGTTTTCTGAATTTCATCCTGCAAGTGTGACATTCTAATACCCAAAGTATCAGCAGCAGCCATTGCATACACTTCTGTATCTAAATAATGATTATCTGCGTGCGAATGCTTAAGAACCCACATTAAGTTTGAATTACTACCTTTTTTCACAGTAATTTTATGCTCAGATGTCACTTGCTCTGCATACTCTTCATCACAACCCTTATAAACCATCCAGGAGCCAACACCATTTTCTTTTTTCATTCGTGCAGCAATCATATCTTTATATTTTCCACCATCAACAATAATCAAATTCATTCCATGGGCCATTGATGCAGTACGATTAACTGTAGAAAATTTATAATGACTCTGCATTGGATTGCTAGAACCCTTTACTGGCAGAGCAAAGTCAGAATTTCGTGCACAAAAATCATAAGTTGCATCTGCATTATAACCTGAATCAATAAGACAAAGACGAACGAGCATTGGCGTTCCGTCTTCTTTCTTATACTCAAGATTCATCACTTCTTCAATCTCATTAAACGAATTCACTTGCCCATGGGCAATATTTTGTGATGTAAAGTAATTCCCAAAGGCCCGAATACTCCAGTACAAGCTATTTTCTTGTACATCTACTCCAGCAGTTAACATCTTGGCCCAAGAAGGAACCACTAGTTCTGGCAAATCAGTCTGTCTATCCATAACCAATTCTGCATTCGTTTTTAACTTCGTGTCTTCCCATGGCTCGGCGAGCCATGAATTCACAAAATTTTGAAGCCGCTCTGGGTCATCTTTCGATTTTAAAAATTCAAGGACAATTTCCGACCATGTTAAAAATCGAGAGTACAAAGCATTCAGCCAAAAAGAAACACTCCTTGCTTTCCCTGTACAATTCTTTTTAACTGCTCTCCATTCCCCTTCTCGTAGCATTTTCACTTTTTCTTTATCAGAAATTAAACAACCACATTTTTGGCAAACATAGACTGCTGTATTTGCTCGTTCCTCATTCGTCTTATCCTCACCGCCTTGAAATCTCACTTGACTCCATGACAACAAAATATATTCCCCACAATGCGGGCAAGGCACAAAATATTTTCTTTGTTCATCTGCTTTTTCGTGTAAATCCCATACATAATTCGTTTTTAGAGTAGGTGTTGAACAAGTATAAATTTTTTTACTCCACGGAAAAGTTCTCGTTCTTTCTTTTGCAAGGGCATATGGTGAAGCTTCTTTTTTACTCGCACCACTCATTTTGTCTATTTCATCAAAAAAAAGATATTTTATTGCTTTACTTGCTAACTTACTCGGCGAATTGCTCCCCCGCAAATAAACTCGCATTCCACGAAACTTTAAGTTCAATTCTTTAGATGTGTTCTCGTAAAACCTCGATTTTATCTCTGGCGTTTTACACAAAGAAGGCTTCAACCGATCATTTGATGTATCTTTCGCTAAATCATCATCCGGATAAACAATCATCGTCGGTGCTGGATCATCCATAATAATCCATCCTAGCATATTTAAAATAGCTTCTGTTCCCCCGACCTGAGTTGGTTTACAAAAGTTAATCTCTTGTATATCAGGATCATTAAAAGTATCCATTATTCCAGCAAGATAGGGAGTAATATCATTGCTCCATCTCCCAGCAAAATTACTCGATTCATCCAATATTCGATATTTTTCAGCCCATGCACTTACTGTTATTTTTTCAGGTGCCTTTAAAGTACTTTTAATGATCCTTACAAACAGCCCCCTTGTTCTTTTTCTTGCCTTCCCCCTCTCACTGATTTTTGACACATTCTAACTTCCTTTCTCAATCATCTTCATCCTCCTCATCATCATCTATATGCCCCCGCTCAATTGCTTCTGGATCATACTCTGATAACTGTTCCAATGTAGAGTAAACTTCTTTTTCGATAATTCCTAGAACTTTTTTGGTATCATCTTCACCAACGACTAGTGGTGCACATCTTTGAGCCAAAGCAAGCATACTATTCTTAAAATTAGATAGCATATCTGTGAGGAATTCTTGAACATCTTCTGCATAGTGTAGCTCATTACGAAGCTTTTTCAGCTTCAGCTCAGAAATTTTCTTTTTAACTCTTTCATGTTCTGCTTGCTCTTTTGTACGATCAATACTCCCCTCAGATTGTCCCTCAGATTCAAGTTTATAAGCTATATACTCTTGAACACAGGAGTCTAATTTATACTTTTTCTTACTTTCAACAGTCTCAGCATTTGTAAATAGCCCATATTGCTCTTTTAATTGCCGTACTCGGCGATCAGTTATCCCTAAAATATGGGCCAACTCTTTTTGATTGACATACATTTTTGCTCACACCCTCCCTCACCTAGAGAGGAAGGAATTGCCACATTTTTTTATACTTTATCGCCAAAAATGTCGCACTTTCCTCGCCCCGCATATGGGACACCCCCTCAGAAGTACCTTGAAAATTCTAATCTTATCTTTCAAGAGCGACAAGAAAAGCACCCTATTGCTAGAGTGCTTTCTATACTTCGCTATTCGCTATTCGCTTTCCTTGATGAACTCTTCCATCATTCTCGCTAACTGCCCTGCTTGGCTAACGCCTTGCTTTTCACAAGCCTGTGCAAACCTCTCTACGACCTCACGCTTCAACTTATAGGTCTTGGACATCCAACCAGCTTTCGCCTCATACTTTCTTGTTGCCTTTGATTGTGCCGTTGCCATTACCTTCTCCTTTTGTCTAAGTATTTTGTGATAAGATACCAAAATCCTCTGCCTAAGCTTGCAACAATGATTACAATGCCTGCGATTTGCATAACTTTAGCAACTACTTTTAATGCTTCAATTAACATCTTTACTCGAATGGGTTCTTGTGTTATTCTTTTTAGAGAGGGACTTGTCATCAACAAGCCCCATTCTTACTAGCTAGAACATCAGGTCAATTAACTTACCCAGTATATGAACCAATGTTCCAGTTGCAACTCCTATCAAAATCTGTTTAACAATGGGATTGATTTTGATGGGAGTCTTTTTATTTCTCTTCTTTCGAGAACTTCGTTTCCCCATTCTGTTCACCTCCTTTCTACTCTTATATTATAATATATCGTGTCCGATATATCAATATAATTTTGAAAATTTGTGAACAAAATACACTAAATACTTTTATTACGGCTATTAAAAAAGCACCTTAGAGTATTCTAAGATGCCTTTATCTAAACTAAGGTTGCAAGTATAATAACCTAAAGGTCTCTCGGCCTTTTGGAGTGATAAGCGTTTGTGTACCACACCACTGTGTCTTCTCATTAAAACACTCTTTTACCTCAAATAGCCCAGTGTTTCTATCGGCATATGGCATTAACTTCCCTCGCTTATCTCTGTAAATATACTTCTTTTCGAGTAGGAAATTCACAAAGTCATTTTGCTTAATGCTTAATTGCTTCGCCGTCTCTCTAAAGTTCGTCAACAGGTTTCGGTCAACCAGTTCGTCAAAATAATCAGCTTTCGGTTGCAACATCTGTTTCTCGACGGTCAACACTGAGTTTTCTGCCGTTAGCAAGCTTATTCTTGCCTCTCTCTCGTGAACTACCCATAGTCTAAAGCCTATGGGCTTCCTGCTTCGCTGACCTCGCAACCTACTATCTCCACAGGCGTTAATTCGGGCAGTCCCTGCCCTATTGTTTTTTCTTATACTACTTGTCTTAATCCTTCTGCCAATATATTTTTTGCCGCATTGATATCTCTATCGTGTTTTGTATTGCAGAAAGGACACATCCAATCTCTTACTTTTAGATCTTTTACATTTGTATTTTTATATCCACAACTAAAACATAGCTGGCTACTTGCATAAAATGTATCTATCTTAATATAATTTCTACCATTCCATTTTGACTTATATTCCAGTTGTCTTGTCAGCTCATACCACGATACATCGCTTATAGTTTTCGCTAAATTATGATTTTTCACCATATTTTTTATCTGTAAGTTTTCCGAAACTATCACTTGGTTTTCGTTTATAATTTCGCTTGAAATCTTATGCAGATAATCTTTTCTTGTATTAGCTATTTTCTCATGGCATAGTGCTATTTGTTTCCTTTTTTTCTGATAGTTCCTACTCCCCTTTGTTTTATTTGCTAATTGTCTTTGTAATCTTGTAAGCTTTTTCTCATATTTTTTAATTGTCTTCGGATTTTCATATTTCTTCCCATCTGATGTGATACATAAATCTTTTATTCCTAAATCCAATCCTATTTGTCCGTTTGTCTTTACAAGTGGACTATGTTCAGTTTCTACAAGAACAGACACATAGTACTTGCCACTTGGTACCTTAGATATAGTTGCTGTTTTTATCCGACCTGAAAATTTTCTATGTAATTTTATTTTTACCCTTTTTAATTTTGGCAGCTTTATTCTTCCTCTATCAAAATCTACAGTTATATTCCCATTTGTAAAATTGGTTGTATATGATTTACGATTACTGTGCTTACTCTTAAACTTTGGATAACCTGCATGTTCTTTGAAAAACTTTTGATAAGCACTATCCATATTATAAATTGCATTTGTTAAAGCAAATTTATCTACTTCTTTTAGCCATTCATAAGCTTTTTTCAGCTCTCTATTGCAATAATTATTACAATCTGTCTTACTGACAGACTTTTTTTCTTTTTCATAAGCATCTTTTCTGTACGCAAGGGTTTGATTATATACAAAACGACAACAGCCAAATGTCTTTGCTAACTGTATTTCTTGCTCTTTGTTTGGATAAATCCGATATCTATATGCCTTTAACATTAAGCTTACCCGCCTTTCTACCCTTGATTTTCTATATATTGCTTTAACATTTCTTCAGAAACATTGCCTACGCTACAAGCAAAATATCCATCCGTCCAAAATGTATGTTCTTTCCAAAAATGATTCTTAAGATATTCTGTATGCTTTTTCCATATATGATATGTTGTATAACTCTTAATTAGATTAACCACTTTACTTATGGATATTGTAGGCTCAGTTTCTATCATATAGTGTATATGGTCTTTGTCTGTTTCCATATATTTTATGATTATATTACTCTTTGTGCATATCTCATAAGAAAATTGTTTTATATAATCTTATATTTCTTTTGATACTAAAAGCTTTTTTCTATACATACATACAAAAAATAATATGATACTGTAATAAATATTTGTGTCTATTCTTTGATTTCCATACTCCCATAACGCTAGTTATTGTATCACAAATATCTATTTTTTGCTACCTTAACCCACCATCTAAAGCTAGTGGGATTGCGGTAGCATTATTTCAAAAAAAGGCAGGTTAGTGAGAAATGTGATGTGTAGTTTTATCTAGCAAAGATACTATGTATCGTAAAGTTTTATAGCAAAAATGCAGTTTGGGTTTGAAAGGCACTATGGTGTTTACAAGCACAAAATATATACATAGTACTTTTGCTAGATTCAGAGAAAACTATATGTCAGTAAGACTTCACTATGCTACGAAGACAACATGAAGACAACTGTGAGAAATAAGAATTTCTCGATTTTCATTATAACAGAACAAAACGAACACGCCACAACTTTTAGTTTTTATAATACACAACAAAAGAGTCTCTGAAAACAGAAGACTCTTTTGTTGCAAAATAGTAAAAAGGTTATTCCATGAGTGTATACTGCATAACAGCTGCCATTGTTACGAGTACACTAGATATCAAAAAGACTTTATCTTTTTGTACACATACATAATACCACACTTGACACGAACAAAACGAACGACTTTAATTTTTTTCTAAAAATCTTTGTAATTCAACCCTAATACCGTCCGCTGTTGCTCTTCTGTCAATTTTTCTCGCCACTTCTCTCCATGATAAGCCGTCTATGAACCTTAATCTTATTATCCGCTGTGTTCGCAACGGTAGCGTGGGAATCCATTCTTCAACGAGCAATTTGATTTCTTCCGCTTGTGCTCTTTGCTTTTGGAGCACTTTTCTTTTTCGCTCAAGTGCATTATTACTCTTCTTTTCTACAACGCCTTCAATCGAGAAGCTCTGTCTTTGGTAGGGAAAATCATGATTACTCCCAGACACTTTGTCTTTTTCTATCCTGCATTTTTCTTTTTCTAGTTTTTTCACTTCTTGCTCAATCTCTTTAAGAATTGAGCAAGCGTCAATGTACTGATCAAGAATTTCTTTGTCAACAAAATCATTTTTCATAAATCTGCAAATAAACTCCTTTTCTTCTCTATTTTTTTTTACTAACACCCCAAACTCATTAGTCTTCCTCGCTTTCCACCAATTCTGAATATCTCGCTGTATAAGATCTAATCTGTGCGTTTTGATTTCTGATTGGCTCAAGTACCATGATGTACTTCAGCTTTTTTCTTACTCGACACGGCACAATATCATAACCGCTCTTTTTTCTTTCATTCGTACCAAATCTTTTGTAGTTAACCATATCTCCAATCTTGATGTGGTCTTTTAGCTTGCTCAAATCACTTGACATATTCCTCTCCTTCCCTTTTTTACACTTCAAAACGCTTTTAAACTGTTTTTATTCCTTTACACTATAAAATATACACTAGAGATATAAAACTTGATTTAAACCGTACTGTTGTGCGTTAAAACAGTTCTTAATTCTATTCGTCATCTTTGCTTACGCCAAATTTTTTTGCAACTTTTTGCAATGTCTCAGCATCAATATCGTTTTTTCGCTCTGTGAAGTTACTACTTGCTGTTTGTGTCACCCTGGGCTTGTAATTGCCCTCTAATACCTTGGCGAAGTTACTTGGCTTAATAAGCCAGTCAAAAGTAATTACCCATCCTCTTTCGTTTTGACCAAGTAAAAATGGGCATTGCTTGATACTCTTCACTGTCTCTATGAAAGCATCCAAGCCATAATTTTCTATGCGTGCTTTCACTAGTGTTAATCGGCTGTTGCTGATGCTCTTTATAGATGATATCCCAAGAGCGTTCCACGAGTGAATAATTCGTGAGGCGTCAGCCTCACAGAGAACGAACTTGTTCGTTCGTCCCCCCTCTACACTCCCCTCTCCTATACTACTCTTACCTATCCTATCCTTACCTATCCTATCCTTACCTATCCTATCCTTACCTATCCTATGCCGTCCATTGGTTGTCCGCTGGTTGTCCGCTGGTTGTCCGTTGGTTGTCCAATCCATACAACCTAGATTTTTTTGTTCAGTATTAACCGATTTTTCATCAACATTTTGAACTCTATAAGTAATTTTAGATGTTTTATAGTCAGCTCTCTCACGCTTCTCGACAAGCTCTACATCTGGTAAAACTTGGATCAAAAGACCTTTATAAATTGAGTCTACTTTTCTGTCTGGGCGTATTCTATTATTTTCGCTCCAGTCGGTAATATATGAAACCATGTCTTCGTTTAGTACCTTTAAGAAATTTTTTGCAACAAGAATCTTGAAGTCGTCTTCAGTAGCTCCAGTTGCTCGAATTACTGTATAGGCCTCCACGACCCCGTCATCATCAGCACGCATTCCAAGGTCAAAATACAGGAGTCTTGAACTCGCTGGCATTCGTAAGAAGCGTGCGGACTCAATGATTCGCTTAGAAAACATCCTGCGTTCTGCCATTACTTTCCATCCTTTCTTTTCTCAAATTCATAGCTAAAACTATCATACAGTCATCAGCTTGCTTTTCTGTTTCGAATTTTGCATAAGTCTTACCATCAAGGAGTACTCCCCACTTTCCAGAAATGAGCTTAAATGTATCAATCTCTTTATAATTACTTAATCTCATCTTTTGCCTCTTTCTTTGGCACCATCAGCAGAAGTCACCACTGCCGATGGTTATTCAATTGTCTCGTGGCACATTATCCAAACAATATGTAATCCTTTAATCAGGAGAATTACTAAGAATTTCAATGATGCACTTTCCAGTCTGTGCCTTCGTGCAGAACTGCCATTCGACACCATACCTGCTGGCGAAGGTCTTCATCGCCTTTGCTAAAATCTCACCAGTAATGGCTTTTGTTTTGATTGTGTGCCAAGTACCAGTGTCCGTGCGGACTCTTTTAAAGCCTCTAGGATTTTTCCATCGTGCGACATCCTCAAGTGAAGCGATGCCACCACCATGTTCAACCAAGAAGATTATCTTAATGCCTGCCTCTGACGCTCTTAGTGCCTCATTTCGCAGTCTTTCGTGTTGCTGGCATAAATTACTACATACTTCACTTAAACCTTGCTTACGGTCAACCACGAGCCTAGGATTGTCATAGGACATATAATCGCCAACATAAAGTTTAGAAATAAAGTGCTGTATACCTTGCTTATCGAACTCATCGACAATCTTTTTGATGGCTCTAGCCTTTTCTCTACTGTCAATTTGAATCTGCATAAGTCTCCTAGTTGAATGGTAGCCCAGAGTCATCTACGCTGTCTGTAAATTCTGTATCAAACGGTGTTCCTTGGTTTGTAGCCATATAAGCAGCAGGAGTAGGGTTGTCTTGCTTTTTCTCTACGAACTCGCAATTTTCTACAAGCACATCCGTCGTATAGACCTTTTGCCCGTCCTTATTTGTGTACGAGCCTGTTTGAATGTGTCCGTTCAATCCGATCCTCTGTCCTTTCGAGAAATACTTTTCGATAAACTCTGCCGTCTTGCCAAATGCTACACAAGAGATAAAGTCTGCACTTTGCTCTCCCTCTTTGGCAAAACGGCGGTCGACTGCCAATGTGAAACGGCATACCGCCATTCCTGATGTTGCTGCATATCTGTTTTCAGGGTCGCGTACAAGGCGACCTACTAACTGTACTGAGTTCATGTCTAGTTCTCCTTTACTTTATCAAGTACTAAATACCATTTTAAATTTGAATCTATGCATTAATGCTATGTTGCTGAATAAATACTTCATTGTTTTTCTTTTTCTATAACTCTAAATAATGGATTGGTGCTGTCAGCTTCCTTGTACGCTTGCAATAATCGCACTTCTCGCACCTTGTTGGCTCGATTCGTCCATTTTTTATGTCCATAATGTGAGGAACATATTTCTTGATTTCTTCTAATCGTTCGCTGAGCAATTCATCATCAAGGTAGATGACTTTTATATCTGGCTCTTTTTCTTTGCTCAGCGCTGCAATATAGAACGGCAAGCGCTCTCCAGTATTCTGTCGAACAATCTCTTGATAGACAGCACCTTGGATGTCATACCCCCAAGCCCGAACAAATTCTACTTGCCCGAAGCCGTTAACATAAGTGTGCTCTGATAGTGATTTCATCACTTTCAAATCTGCTATTAGAATGCCAGGTAAATAGGAGTCCATCTTTATTTTCCACTGTGCTTCTGCGATTTCTCCAGTCATAATTACTTGCTTCTGCCCACTTAAAAACTTCATAAAATACGCATCCGCCTCCGCACGCTGGATAATCCTTTCAGCCTGTTTGTAGTCTGATTTCAGACTCCCTTTTGCTGTGAAAATTTCTTGATTTTGACTCTTGAAAGTATCCAGCGTACCTTCGAAATATGCATCAACATAGCTGCCAACTAGCAATGGCGTGCTCTTTTCTTCTATCCAGTTTTCCATTAACTGTGACATCGCTTTTGCTTCGCAACCATCATGTGCAAGTGATCCGCAAAAACTTTTGTATTGCGAGACAGACAGATATTCTCTGTCCGCCTCACTGGAATAATAATTCTCAGCTGTCAATATCATTTTTCACCTTCTTTTTTTTCAAATGGATCTACAACTTTTGATTTTGCTTGAGTACTATCCTCCACTTCTCCTTCAACAGCACATCCCATAAGTGAACTTGGAATGTAAACTCTAGCAAAAAACGCTGCTGCTCGATAAGCGAGCATCTGATCTGTCATCGTCACCCACTTTTTGTTGCTACTCCAGCCCTCAGCTTTTGCCATTTGTACCGTTATTTCTGTTCCTATCACCTCTTCGCCATCGCTTACCCTAATTGCTTTTATAAAGCATCCTCGGTTATCAGAGCCTTTTTCACCAGTGTACACTGGCAACACATTTTTGAAGTGTCCACTTGCTTGAATCATTGACATACAAGCTTGTCCACTCCACGACGGCTTACCTTTAACAACATACAAATTCTGCATCACAAACATTGGACTTACCCCCATGCGATTAGCCATATCAACAGCTATTGTGCAGTCCATCGGCTTACCTTGGTACGCCTGGGGAACTAATTGCGACTGAGCAAATAGATTTCCAATTTTATACAGATTTTTAAAAGACTCTGGGTCTGAAAAAACCTCTTTCGGCAAGTTCCTCTGCTCTTGTACTACTACCTCATCCATTTCGTTTACTCCTCCCAAAACTCATCTGTACTTTTTCTGCAAGCATCTACACAATTTTCGCACCATTTCTCATCAAAGATTTCCCAATAATCTTCTCCGTCTAGTGGTAAACCACATCTATCACAACAGGGCAATTTTGCACGCTTTCTTTCATATTCTGCCTGTCTGCGTTCTTCGACCTTCCAAGGCTCCTCAAAAATTTCCATTTCTTCCTCCTTTGCATCTAAAAGAGCATCTATGATATACCACGCTGGAATAATAGGTGTTTCACTTAGCGTCAATGCTTCGTCTCTCACAAGATTTAACCATTCCAAAGCATAAATCCATTTCTGATTTTTTTGTAAGCTAACAGGTGCATATACAAAGATTTCTAGTGCGATATCTACAAGTGACATACACTCCACATCTTTGATCACTTTCACTGCTCCGTTTTCAAGCTCAATTCTCAGCTCGCTTCCAACCCAGCTAACGCTTTTCAAAGTGTGCGTTTCAAAGCTTTCAAAAACATCTTTTACTGCTTCCAAAAATCTGATTTTTCTAGCTGAAAGATTTAATGCATGACTAACTGCCAATTTTTTTCCCATTTTTTTACCTCCTCTTTACAGGTGCAGCCCTACGGCCACACCCATCACAAAGACAAAGATGAAAAACAGTGTATTTTTCACAAGAGCCACTCTGTCTTCTAGCTCTTCAAGCTCTTCTTCTGCCTCCTCAAGCTCCTTAAGCCTTCCCTTCTCAATTTCCTCGTATTCTACATAGCCCATCTTCAACTGATTCCTCATTTTCTTATCTCCTTTACTGTGTACTTCATTTCTACTTCCGCCTTGCTCATGGCAGGACTGCAGAGTATCGCTCCATGAGTATCTGTCCAATTGTGGCAGACATATCATGCTCAACTCTTTTTGTCCTGATAGACCTCTCCATTTATCCTACCTCTCTTACTATCTTCCACCCTACTCCATTTGCAGGTCTTCTCCTCTGACTTGCAAACTCAGCTGTTTGCATTTTTATCCTCTTTGCTATCCACTTATCAAAACCAACCGTGTCAAAAATAATCTTTGAGTTTGGCTTTGATGGGTCTATCTTAGTGGCAAAATTCTGCTTCGGATCTCTGTAGGCCTCCATCAGTAGTGGTACCGGAAATCCAAGCTTTTTAAGTTCTGACATTTTCATTATTTGTTTCGGAAACTCCATACTTGCCTCCTAAAATCTATTTTTATATTTACTTTGCTCTAAATCTCTCCTAAACTATCCTTACAGGCCCTGCCAAGCCGAGTAAACGAAAGGAGGGATATGAGTATGACTAAAATCAGCCTAAAAAAGCACATTATTAATTCACTTTCAAATCTTTCAAGTGACAAACCTGGTGAATTAATAGGAAGTAACAAACTTGTTTTTGTAACTGCTGCCGGCATTATCTCCGGATATCCATGTGAAATTAACAGCAAATCCAATCCAAGCACATTACAAGGATTAATGTCGATGCTTACTAGTATTTCACTTGACGGATACGAAGAAAACATTCAAAGCCTCAAAGATATCAATGAGAATGACGGCTTCATACTACTTAAAGATGTTACAATTAATAACGGTCCTTCAACTTTTTCTACACCAAGCTTTTTCCTGTTTTTTGATCAAGTAATTGCAGTAGCAATAGGCAATCCAGAGGCTTCTTAAAATCTGCCTTTATAGCCTTGTGTGTAGAACACATTTTCTCAACCCTGATAATAACCTCCAACGTTTCGTCAGGGTTGGACTTTCTTAACTTTCTAACTTCCTCCACTATTCTCTCTATGTCAGAGATATGGCTTGTTACTATCTCTATCTTTATTGGTTTTACTGTCATTCTTCCTCCTAGCCTACCTTTTCTTCTGTATCATCAATCCTTTTCAATCAACGGCAGTATCCCCTTTGATTTAAGGAAGTCATACAAGAAAAGCCTTCCCTTTTGTGTCCAGTACATATGCGTCCTTGCTCCTTGCGTGCCGTCTGACTTGTTGTAGTTTTGCGTCTTTGTCTGTGTGTAGCCTTCGCTTTGATACTTTGCATACAAAAACCACACACCGCTCTGCTTATATTGAATGCCGAACTCATACAGCATTTTATTGAATCCTGTCGCACTCATTCCGTAGTCTTTTGCAATCTCTGTCACCGATAAAAGGTCTTTGCACTGTAAAATCAAATCGTAATATGTAGCCTTTGGCGTCAGCTCTGCTATTTGCTGGTCTTTGATTTTGCTTTCAAGTCGTAAAGTACTAAGTTCCTGCTCTGCTATCCTTAACGCCCTCGCCATTATCTTCTCTGGGCTGTTATAGTCCTTCTCTACCTGAATGAAATACTGCCTTGCCTGCTTACCTCTTTCAGTTCTTTGAATCATGCAGATTTCCTTTGCCATATCGAGCTTGATTAGGTGGTCGATCTGTTGCGTTTCATTGCCTTGAGCTGTCTTCCAATTTTGGAATACAGCCACATAATCTCCATTTTCAGAAAAACCATACTCGCACATTCGTTTGAACCATGTCGTATAGTTGCTTTGCACTTCCAACTGCTTGTGCAACTCTCTGCCACTTACCACAGGCTCTAAACTCTCATTAACTTCTATCTTTACTAAGATATCCATTTGTATCACCTCCCTTTTTAAGCCGCTTATTCTCTACTATTAGTAGAAACTCTAGGCAAAAAAATATTATCTACTGGGATGCCATATATCCCAGCTAACAGATATAAGTTAGCTCTATCCGGTGCAATCGTGCCATTCTCCCACAATATTATTGTATTTGGCGACTTTCCAATCTTTTTTGCCGCTTCTACCTGAGTTAATCCTGCATTTACCCTTGCGGCCTTTAACGATATTTGGATTGTATCCATCTTTGCTTTCCCCCTTTCCAAGTTCTTGCATTATTATCATAATCTACTTAAAGTAGAATGTCAACAATTTTTCTATAAAAAGTAGAATTTTTATTGATTTTCCTCTACTTTTGTGCTATCTTAGAGTCATATAAATAAGAAAGGAGACTTACAAATGTCTGATGAAGATTACAGGAGAATATTCGCAAGAAATTTGAATAAATACATGGAAATATGCAATAAGAAACAGGCTGACATCATAAATGATTTGGGCATAAATAAGTCTGCGATATCAACTTGGATAAATGGCACTAGGATGCCTAGAATGGATAAGGTACAAGCCTTAGCCGACTACTTCGGCATAAACAAGTCAGATTTACTGGAGGACAAGCCTGAACCTGAGCATGATAGCTCATACTATATAAACGAGGACGCTAAAGAGCTTGCTCAGTTCCTTTTTAAAAATCCTGAATACAAGATATTATTTGACGCCGCTAAAGATGTATCAGCTGACGACTTAGAAATGGTAAAGACAATTATAGATAAATTTAAAAAATAAAGGGGTTAGATGAAAAAGTATGGATTGACTAATGATAACTGCAGATATGTATATCTTCCCGGCATACCTCCCAAGGTCAAGGGCTTTGTCATGGAAGATGACGGATATTATACAGTGGTTCTTAACCCTGCCTTGTCTGCAGATACAAACAGGAAAACTAAGCTACACGAGATTAAACACATACTAAGAAGAGATTTCGACAAGGCCGACTGCGATCAGGTCGAAAATAATGCAAGAGGAGCTTAGAGGGAAGTTTTGATGAAAAAATTAACAACACAAGAAGCAGAACAACTCATTAAGATGCTAAAGAAAACTATTGAGAAAGAGATTCATTTGCCATCGAAAGGGACAAATATTAGGTTTGATGTGCAAGGTAGAACAAAGAAACATATATTTTCAATATCTCTTTATCGTGGTAAAATAAATCCTAATAAAGGTAATTTTACTGCACTAATTAAAAGAAATAATACTGTATTACTTTCTTTAGATACTTCATCTACAGCAAAGCATATGAATCCTGATGGGCAAATTATTAAGGGACCTCACTGGCATATATATACTGAAGAATATGGACGAAACTATGCATATCCTGCAGTAAATATTACTGATAGTGATTTTGTTAAAAACACATTGCTATTTTTAGAGGAGTTTCATGTAATTGAGAAGCCCAAAATGACAGAACAAGTATCTTTTAATTTATAAACAGAATGAAAGGAGGGAATATATATGGATAGAATAAATAATTTAATGAATCAGTACTTCGATTGGTTAAAGGAGCAAGCCAATGCTACGAAAATAGGTGAGTACTATGAAATCAACTCTCCATTTTTGGATAGTCAGAATGACTTTATGCAGTTATATGTTAAATTTGAAAATAATAAAGTCTACTTCACAGATGATGGTTTTACTATAAATTCCCTCGTTCAAAGAGGGTTGAATTTAACATCAAAGCGTATTCAGCAGATAAAAAGCACTATTGCTCAGTTTGGTATAACTTTAGAGGATAAGACTTGCCTTGTTGCTGAAGCTTCTGCACATAATCCTGAACAACGGATGCATATGTTTATCCAAGCAATGTTAAGATTAGATAATATATTTTCTAATCTCCCGGCACATTCGACATCCACTTTTATAGATGATATAAGTGAGTTCTTCACTCAACGAGATATTTATTGTCTTAAGAACGTGAAGTTTTCCGGCGGTACCGGCTTTGATCACGTCTATGATTTTGCATTCAGTCCATCAAAAAGACACCCTGAGAGGTTGTGTAATGCTATTAACACTCCTAGTAGAGCTACTATAGATAGTTCTCTATTCTCATGGGTTGACACAAAAAAAACGAGAAGCGAAAATTCTCAGTATATATTACTTTTAAATGATGAAAATAAAATTCCGGAAAACATTTTAACAGCTATTTCCAACTATGAGGCCACTCCTATATTATGGAGTGAGAGAAACTCTGAAAAGAATTTGGATATACTTGCATCTTAATAACTTTTATTACGTTTTGCTGCAATTAGGTTGAAGGTGATGTAAGGGGGCTTAGAGGGAAGGTTTAATTTTTATTTATAAAGGGTGGGATAAATGAATAATAATTATACGGAAGAAGTATTCGAAAGTATTAAGCACATAAACGAATACGGACAAGAGTTTTGGTATGCAAGAGAGTTTCAGAAAGTTCTTGAATATACCGAGTGGCGTAAATTTTACGGTGTTATTGAAAAGGCGAAGACTGCCTGTTCTCAAAGCACCAACAATGCTAACGACCATTTTGTCGACGTAGACAAAATAGTACATCTTGGGGTGGCCGATAGAAAGATACAAGATATTGTGTTATCCAGATACGCTTGCTATCTCATTGTGATGAATGGTGATAGTAGAAAAGAAGTCATTGCTCTTGGTCAAACATATTTTGCAGTAAAAACAAGGCAACAGGAACTAATAAACAACTACGAAAATCTGACTGATGATCAGAAGAGGCTTGCAATTCGTAAAGAAATGGCGGAGCATAATAAACAGCTTGTAGCTGCTGCAAAAGATGCCGGCGTTGAAACATCTCTTGATTATGCAGTATTTCAAAATTATGGTTATCAAGGTCTTTATGGTGGTCTTAAGGCTTCTGATATACACAAACGAAAAGGACTTAAGAAGAGCCAACAGATTCTTGACCATATGGGCTATGAAGAACTTGCAGCCAATCTTTTTAGAGCTACACAAACTGAAGCTAAGTTAAGGCGTGAAAATATTCAAGGTAAGAAAAATGCAAATCAGACTCATTTTGAAGTAGGTAAGAAAGTACGAGATACTATAAAGGATCTTGGCGGAACAATGCCGGAGGATTTACCTACACCTGATAAGAGTATTAAACAGATAGAAAAAGAACAGAAAAAGCTTGAGAACAAACAAAAAAGATAATAAAAAAGCCACCCGGTACGCTAATACAGGATGGCCAAACATACTATTGCAAGCTACTGCTCACTACAATATGCCCTCAACAAGATATATTGTACCATATTAGCAGCTGTTTTTGCAATGGCTGTTATTTTTGTGCGTAAAATTAAGGAAGGTGCAATATGGCAAAAGCAAAATATACCAAATCTAAAGATGGTAAGTGGTACGCTTATGTATGGGACGGAACATATACCGCTACGGGAGCCAAGAAAAGAAAGAAGCTATCCTCATCGAAATCAAGTGGTGACCTTGAGAAAAAGGTTTTTGAGTTTAATCGTGCATTAAAAGAAAATGAGTATGTTAAACCAAGTAATTATTCTGTTTTAGAATACTCAAGGCATTGGTTTATCACTTATAAGGCAATCAGAGAACTAAATACAAGAAAAATGTATGAGAATATAATAGAAAAGCACATATCCATGTTCTCAACTGTCAGGTTACAAGACTTCCAAAGATTCCATATACAGATGCTAATAAATAAAAATAGTGAGCAGCCTAGAACCTGTGAACAAATAATGCTTACTATAAAGCAAGTAATAAAGTCGGCAATATCAGATAAGATTATTCCGCCTACTGCCCTCTTAGATCTGACAACCGGAATAAGCCTTCCAAAGAAAAATACAAAATCTAAAAAGAGACCGCTTACAAAGAATGAAATACAAGCTATCAAAACAGCTGATTTTCTTCCTAACGAAAAAGCCTATGTTCTTATACTATATGGCTGTGGCCTCAGAAGAGAGGAGGCACTAGCAATAATGCGATCTGACATTAACCTTGTAGAGGGAACGCTTAGAGTAGAAAGAGCCGTTGTATTTGATGTTAATACTCCTATTATTAAATCTCCTAAGACTCACAACGGATACAGAACAATTCCTATGCCTGATTGGCTTACATCATACCTAAAGGAATATATTCCTACACTTAAGACAGATTATCTGTTTACTACAAGGGATGAGCTGATAACTAAATCAAGTTTTAATAAGATGTGGAGAAGAATATTAAAGAAGATGAATCTTGAAGCAGATGAAGAAATTACCGGGCTAACCAGTCATATCTTCAGGCATAACTACTGTAGCAACCTCTGCTACCAAGTTCCCAAAATCAGTATAAAGAAAATCGCATCACTAATGGGTGATACTGAAAAGATGGTCCTTGATGTATATAATCACTTGATAGAAGAAAAAGAAAATACAACTGCTGCTATAAGTGAAGCTTTTAAGTTGTAATGTAAAAGGTATTTGGCTAATGTTATTCAACTATATAAAAAAGTTGCATTTACTTTTACTTACTCCCGTTACTTCCTTTTATTTAGGGCTTTCCACGGTTGCAAAAAAGTTGCATTATGATTTTTAAACGCCCAAAGTTGCAAAAAAGTTGCATTTATTTTCGCTTACTCTGCTCACTTTTATATACCTTGAAATACACAAAAAATGGGCCCCAAACACCTCTCACACAACAAATATCCGTTCTTCT